TCGCCAGCCAGGTGAACGCTGTCCGTGTCATGGACATGGAGAAGCAGTTTGCCAAGAAGGTCGANGGNGAGTACGTNTTCGGCTGCAAGGTCATCAGGCCGGATTGTCTCGGCTGTCTGACCGTCTCCTGGAGTTGATTTGGAATGAAGAGGATATTTGCAATTCTAATAGCGCTGACGCTGCTCGTTGGAGCAGCATCGGCTGCCTATACGGCGATTTCGGCAGTTTCGAGCTTGGATGCTGAAAACGACTACGCCCGCGCACCAGGAACGTGGACTAATTTGGCTGCTAATGGCTCGATCAATTACTACGATTGGCCAGATGGCTACGAACTCATCCTGGGCCTGAACTACACCAGCACCACGAACGCTGCCGCTGATTACTTCAGTATCATGGCTGGCGATGGAGCCCACGCTTTCAGATCAAGCATCGGGAACCTCACTTACAGCTCGCTCTCGCCTGGAGTTTACTGGTTTGGCCCGCTGGAAAGCGCCAGGTTCATGAATGCCACTGGATATCTGGAGCTCTCTTCAGGCTACATTACAGGCAAGGTCGCTGTAATCAAGGTGAAGCGCTGAGGGTTCAACTCCCTCTCATCTAAATTTTGTGAGATGATATCATGGGCCGAGATTATCTAGCACCTCTTCGGAAGAAAATATCAGTATCTACAGCGGGCGCAGAACGCAGAGGCACTAGAGGAAGAGTTCTATGGCTGACATACAGAAGATATTAGATCAGCAGATAGGCAGGAACATCGAGTACGGCGAGGATGGGATCTAGCTGTATGACCAGATCAAGATCCTGCGGGAGTCCGTCGCTGCACTGAAGGCCGAAGTCGAGAAGCTCTCGAAGAAGAGCATCTCGCTGCCTGATCTGGATGCACTGAATAAGAAGGTAGAGGCTGAGAAGGCGAGAGTCAAGCCCGCCAAGCCTGAGAAGGTTGCTCTGAAAGCCTCCAAATCCACCGGAAAAGCATGAGCTACATAACTCTTAGTGCGGCCAAGGCGTGGATATCCGCACACGTCAGAAGCTCGGATCGCACAAGCTGGGACGCGCTGACAGACACGGACAAAACCATCGCCCTGCAGGAGGCCGAGGACCGGATTGATGACCTGCCTCTGCGTGGCCGCAAATATAATATCGAAGTCACCGCAGGCGTTCCAGACCAGCAAGCCGAATTCCCACGAATCATAGACGGCGTCACGGTGAGCTGGAACGACAACACGAACGAGGCAATTGTGCCGCAGGATATCAAAGACGCTGTCTGCCTGGAAGCTGTAGCACTGGCCCAATGGGGAAGCTCCTGGAGGCGCAAGAATCAGGAGCAAGGAGTCACGCAGATCAGTTTGGGCGGTGTCCAGGAGAGCTATTCGTCTACATCGATGCTCCTGAGCCCCAGAGCCATGCAGATCATGAGAAAGTATATCGGCGCTGAGATCCGATGACCCAACCTCCTGTCCCGATGAGCCAGACGGCCACATGGAAGCACAAGACTGGCAGCGATGGCTACGATGATACCTATTCTTCTGCGTCAATCACATGCAGAATCGAACAAAAGACGCAGATGATCAAAACGCTGGCCGGTGACACGCTTGAATCCGTTGCAATGCTCTGGTGCATCGAGGATGTCCAGCCTGGCGATGTAATCACTTTCCAGGGCAGGGACTTTTCTGTAGGCGGCATCGTCTCACAGGCCACAGACCTCGATGGTACGGTTCATTGGAGAGTCGTGGCGCTGGGCTAGGCTTATATGAGCTGGAATGATGATCGTGCGAAGCGCGCCGCACACGACGCAGGAATGGCGGCGCTTCATGATGCTGCAGAGATCATACTGAAAGAATCGCAGAAAGAAGTACCATATGCTACAGGCGATCTGGCAAGTCATGGCGCTATCACGGATGCGCCATCTGAATCTGCAGTGTACATTCATTACAGTGGTCCGTATGCGGTCCGGCAGCACGAAGATGCTACACTGAGGCATCCTGATCCTAAAAATCCTTCTTCCAGATCTGGCCGGAAGGATCACTATCTGGAAGATCCTTTCAACAGAAACAAAAACAACGTACAGAAACTCGTAGCGGCAAGAATAGACGCCGCATTGCGATAAAAGGAGATGACATTTTTGGTAAAACTGAAGTGCGCTGGCTGTGGAGCCATTACGGAGCTTCCAGCCATGCCTAAGAAGTTCATCTGTAAGTCTTGTGGCGCTCCGAACACACCACAGCCGGAAACCGCAGGAACCGCAGATGAGGCATGTGGCTGCATCCTGCCAACAGGGTTCGAGTGGAAGATGCCGGTTGGTGTGATCGGAGAGGGCGATAACGTGATGTACATTACGCCTGATGACGGTATTCCGCTCACGAGAATAGAGTGGATCGAGATCTATGGCTACGATCCGAAGGCAAAGCTCGCAGAGATGAGGCGCAGGGGAGAAGCGGGCATTCCAGGCTACGTGAATCTCAGCACACTTGGGAGGAAGCGATGAGATCGGGCTACGTAGATCTCTGCATCTTTCTGGCTATAGTGCTTCTTTTCGTGGCAGGAGTTTCGCATGGAGTCACGCCATCTGACCTAATCACGTTCAGGCCCGCTCCTATAGAGAAGCTCTGCCTACAGGACGTAGATCCATCGAGTGCCAGGGCAATTGCGGCCACAAACGAGCCCCTGGTGCGGTTCAAGCCCTGGGAGCTGCCGAATCTAGGCCATTATGCGTCCTGGAAGGCAGAACTCAGCCAGGACGAACCAGCAGGCATTCCGAAGAACCTCATGAACTTCTCAAATACGACGCCAGAAATTCCGGCATCCGTGGGCAATGCGACTGAAAACATCACGATGATCAATGACACTCTCGTATTCTGGTGATATGATGAGCGATCAATTCTATTGCACTAGAGTAGGCGGCATCGAGATCAACGGCCTTTTGGAGATCCTTGAAGGCACAGCAGAAAAGGGACCTTGGTACAATGCCTGGGAGTTCTCCGATTCGCAGATAGATGATTGGCTGAAACGCGATTGGATCAAATTTAGGGATGGTGATTGAATGGTACAAGTCTGGAAATCCAAAACGATGTGGGCGAACGTCATAGCAGCGGTAAGCATGTTCTTGGGCGCACAGTACGGAGCGCCTCTGACAGCAGAACAAACCGCCGCAATACTGGCAGTTGTCAACATCGTGCTCAGAGCGGTAACAAACGAGCCGATTGAATGGTGACGTGGCGAGGATAGCATGATAGCGCCATGCCAGAGCCCCGCCGACATATCGGTTCTTTTCTCCGTATATAGCGATGATGGAATAATAGCACAGAGGTCTCATGCCTCCTCCTGAATTGCCCGCTGATGTCCCAAAGACAGACCGCGAGCTGCTGCTTCAATTGAACCAGAAGATAGACTACATCACAGATCGCTTAGACGGAGAAGCGGGACTGTGTAGCACTATCAGAATGCAGGAAGAGCGGATCAAGAAGCTTGAGAGAGACCGTTGGTATCTCGCGGGCGCTCTGGGCCTGCTGATCATGTTGGTGGGGACAGGCAGGCTAATCGAGCTTCTCTATGTGGTTCCGAGGTGAGGCAATGCAAATCACCGATTTGGATTGGAGGCAGATATTCAATGACTGGCCGGACGCCGATCTGCTCTATCTTAGATGCATCATCGACGAGAAGCTCCGGCAACGGCCAATTCGAAAAACCATGATCAGACGTGATGATTGATGGGCCTTGTTCAGGACATATCGGCAGCATTAGTCGCGCTGCATCAGGGCACAGCACTTGGCACGGATATCTTCGCTTATGCCTTCGATGATCTCCCGCACAACGCTCTCTGCATCATACCTCTCGCAGGCCAGGAGCCAGACAGATCCTGGAAGGAGGGAGGAGGCCACAGAGCAATAGACTATCCAGGAGTACAGGTGCAGATCAGGAACACCTCGAAAGCGACAGCAGAGAGCAAAGCCGAAGCGATCAGGACGGGCCTGGATGGATATGCCGTATCAAATCATTTGTACTGTTGGACTACAAGGGCCTTTCCAATATATCTCGGAAAGGATGACGGAACAGTCAGGTATCGTTTTTCAGTAGATTTTAGGTTGGCAAAAAATAGGTGAGGTGAAACGTAAATGACAGCACAGTCAGGAGCAGCCGGAAAGGTAACGTTTGGATCTGGAAATACGTTTGTAGATGGTGTGAACGGTTGGAAGCTCGACCCCAAGTCTGGTGAGGAGGAGATCACGCCCTTCAAGACCGGGAACGATGCTGCATGGAAGAGATGGGCAAGCAAGCTGAAGGAGGCGACAGGCTCGATTAACTTGGCCTATGTGGATCTTGGAGATTCCGGCCAGCTTGCCATCTGGAACGCGCTTGGCGGAGCAGCAACACCAGCCAGATTCTACATCAATGCATCTCATTACCTGAGCTGCAACATCATAATCAATAGTTTCCCGTTCGATGCAAACGTTGACGGCATCGAGGGCAAGGGTGTGTCCATTAGCTTCCGCGTAGACGATTCAGTGACCTACACGTGAGTTGAGGTCGATGACCGCAATATCCGGCTCTAAAGCCGGTTTTTGGGTGCCAACCGCAGACGACTCTCAAGCCGCAACAGGAGAAGCGATGACCAGGGTTGGCACGACAAACGAGTATTATATCACCGACAGGGAAAAGGCCTGGTGGGACCCGGACCAACCTGTCACCGTCTATGATGATAGCGTCGAGGTCGAAGGCTGCCAGATAGACTACGCTGGCGGATTCGTCACTCTGCCAGAAGCAGCATCTGGTGATGTAACGGTCGATTGCTACTATTTCCAGATGGAGCAGCTCGCCGGAGGATATGGCGTATCGATCGATGCGAAGAGCAACGAAGCTGACATCACATGCTTCAGTAAAGCCCTAAACAGTCCTGTGCAGTGGAAACGGTTCATATCTACTCTGAAAGAATGGACCGTGACGGTCAAACGGCATTTCGTCTTCGCCCAGGCATGGCATCAGACGGCTTTTTCCACGCCAAACAGTAACCTGGTGTGGACCTGGAAGACTCCTGGCCCGGACGGGAACCTTGAATCGATCACGTATGTTGTATCCGGGTACAACACTTCCCTGGAAGTAACTAGGGCGGCAGGTGTCACGACCGTAACGGTAGGCACTGATGGAAGCGGAAATGCAATAACCACTGCCGCACAGGTCAAGGCGCATGTAGATGCCGATCCCGTTCTGTCCGAGCTATGGGATGTCCAGTTCGCTTCAGGTGAGAACGGCACGGGCATCGTGGAATGCCTGACCGAGACCGACCTCCACGGTGGTCGGGACTACGATGATCTGGTCAAGCTTGGCCGGAAGGTGCTCTGCTGCGCATATCTCGATACCACCACAGGCTCGATCAAGAAGCTTGAAGGAGTGGGGATACTCACGGGCTTCAGCCCGGATGCTAAGCTCGACGGCCTGATCGAGAATGATCTGACGTTCCGAGGGGATGACAGACTGAGGTACCACATGGTATGAGGCTAGCCCCAATGATCCCGAAATGGGTGATGGGCTACCTCGTTAGATACGGATTTCAACCTGACAAGTCAATACTTTTTAGCCCAGATTCATATTTATAATACGAGGTAGATAGATATGTTCAAAGTGCTGAATTGCGGAGAAAGAGAAATAAAGCTGAGATACACTGCAGGAACACTCTTTTCAATAGCCGCGAGTGCTCTGGAAGTTGTAGGCCAGGAGAGGCTAGATCTCATCAAGTACAAGCCCATTCGGAGACAGGTGCCTGTCGAGGTCGTGCTTCGATTCATCGACACGGAGCTTGATATTCTGCTCTGGCTCTTTGGGAAGGGCCTGGACTGGAAGGAGTCTGGTGCGAAGCCCGAAGAGGCAAATGATCTCTTCGATGCCTACATGGATGTACCAGAGGATGCACTCGACACCGGAGAGCGTTTTGAGTCCTTCAAGCTCGCCGTGTGCGAGGCGATAGCCGCAGCCAGAGGGATTAACCTAAAAAAGATGATGGAGAAGCAGAAAGCGGACCAGGAGAAAGCCAAATCGGAGATAGAGGCGTCTCTGGCATCCAATCTGACGAAGCGCCTGAAGGAAGTGGAGGCGGAGAGGGACAATCTGCAGGCACAATTGGCAGAAACTCAGCAGAAGCTCGCGGAAGCCCTCAGGAGCAATCTGAAGAAGAATACTGGGAGAGGCTCTACAGGATTGGCATCGGAGAGCTAGGGCTCTCACCATTAGAATTTTTTGAGATGACTCCTGTGGAGCTAATGATCAGAATCGAGGCACACAACGACGCAAAAAAGGATCGATTGTATCACATCTGGCTACAAGGATATCTCAATGCGTATGCCTTCAACGATCCAAAGAAATATCCTAAGTTCTCCGAGATGCTCCCGAAAAAACCCGCTAAACCAATACCGCCAACAGACGTCAGGAGCGATCTGTCGTCGTTGAGACCATAATCTAATTTTTCCGAGGCTAATATGCTACAAGTAGGAGACCTGGCCGTTGCACTTCGGCTGGACGACTCGAAGTACAAGGCTGGACTGGACGAAGCCAAAAAGACCGGCACGTCTGTGGCGTCCGCCATAGAAAATAGCTTCAACAAAGCCGACATAGGAAAAGGACTCTCGGCTTCACTGTCGTCTGCCAAAGGCGATTTCACGAAGATCGGCGAGGAGCTGGGCAATTCGCTCACCAACCAGATGCAAAGCTCGCTCGGTCCTCTTGGTGGCATAGCAGCATCGGCGGCATCTGCTCTTGGGCCGATTGGAATAGCAGCCGGTCTGGCTGGTGCGGCGATTGTCGGT